GAAAATTATGTGTACATTTGGAGATAAATTGCGTAATACGTTAGAAAACAATAAAGTATTATGCGGTGTGTTGGTGTTAGCACCAACGATTTGTCTTATTTATAAGACATATCAAAATTATGCTCATTTGACGACTCAAGGTAATGTTATGAGTCGCGATGGAATTAGTTCAAAAATTGGAACAGTTATTGATGCCAATGATGAAAAACCTAATCCTTGGATTAACAATGATTATGTTGTTTCCGACTTCGATGTAGGACGTTTTACGTCTTCATTAAAGACAGCAGATTTTGATGATATTCGCAATCGGATCGCAAAGAACTGCGTTCATATTAAAGCTCAATACTATAATGGTGATGAGCGACGAGTGCGATTGGGAAAAGCTGTGTGCTTATGAGGTAATATTTATATGACCAATAAGCACAATATTCCCGAAGGAGAAATTAATATGACATTGATTTCTTCTCCAGCTGTGCAAGGAGTTACGCAAAATGTAGAATTTTTGCTACTTCCCAATGATATTTTCTTTAATGAATCTCGGGATTTAGCATTTTTTATTGCTGCATGTTGTCCTCCACGACGTAGTATTTTAGAATTTTTCGCTAAGAAAGATTTTAAGACCGTATGTGAAGGGTATTTAGTTCAGCGTGATGCGAGTGGTAATCAAAAATCACTTGCTCTACGTGGGATTACGCGTCAAGATAATTACTTTGTGAGTGATCACAATAAGCATTATCCTTCTTGGTATGCTCAATCAGCAATTAACACTGAAAGTGGTGATTGTGGATCTGTCATGCTAGGAAAAACTCCTTTGGGACCAGTTATTCTTGGTATTCATCAAACAGGTGGTAAATTTAATGCTGTGACATCAGTTCAAGTTTATCGTACTGATTTTGCATGTATTGAACATCTTATTGATGAAATGTTTGCCCCCACTAAACCTAAATTGGTTGATGTGCAGGGTAATGAATTACCACTGCAACCACTTCACCATAAAAGCGTTTTTCGTTATATGGAAAGTGGTACTGCCAGTGTTTATGGTAGTTTACCAGGATTTCGACCAAAGCATAATTCAAAAGTAGTTAAAACATATATCCATGATAATGTTGTAGCTCGAGGTTATGAAGTTAAAACTGATAAGCCAGTTATGCAAGGTTGGGCCCCGTGGCGCTTAGGTGCTGTAGATATTGTTCAACAAAAATATCAAATGCGTACTGACATTCTTGAAGAATGTGTACAATCTTTTACTCAAGATATTTTAGGATCTCTTAGTAAGAAGGATATGGTTGATTTAGTTGTTTTGAACGATAGTGCAACGCTAAATGGACTCCCAGGTGTTCGCTTTATTGATAAGATGAAGCGTAATACATCTATGGGATTTCCATGGCGTCGCAAGAAATCGCTCTATCTTCAACAGATGGGGCAAGTGGAGCAATGGCAAGACTATGTTCAATTTGATGATGAAATTTATGATAATATCGATGAGATTATTACAAAATATCGTAACAAAGAACGTTGTATGCCAATTTTCACAGGACATCTAAAGGATGAACCTATTGCTTTTGCAAAGATTGAGAGTAAGAAGACTCGTATTTTTGCAGGAGCACCAGCTGACTGGTGTTTCGTTGTTCGAAAGTATTTACTTTCATTTACACGAGTATTGCAGAATAACAAATTTATTTTTGAATCTGCACCAGGAACTAATGCCACTTCTTCGGAATGGGGAGATATCTATCGGTATTTAACTAAATTCGGAGAAAATCGTATTATCGCTGGTGATTACTCTAAATTCGATAAGAATATGAGTGCTCAGGTGATTTTGGCCGCTTTTAAGATTATTAAAAATATTCTTAAAGAAGCTGGATGGACCCCAGAAGATTTACAAATTGTAACAGGTATCTCGTTTGATACTGCATTTCCAGTAATGGATTTTAATGGTGATTTAGTAGAATTTTATGGATCCAATCCATCTGGTCAACCCTTAACAGTTATTATCAATGGTTTGGTGAACTCACTTTACGTACGCTATGTTTGGCGTGCTGTAGGTAATGATCTAAAGGATTTTAAATCAAATGTGTCATTAATGACATATGGTGATGATAATATTATGGGTGTGAACAAAAAGGTTAAAAACTTTGATCATACTATTATGCAAGCTGTTTTAGGGAGTGTTAATGTTAAGTACACAATGGCTGACAAGTTAGCTGAATCTGTACCTTTTATCAATATCAAAGATGCATCGTTTCTGAAACGAAGTTGGCGATATGAAGCAGAGGTGGAAGATTATTTGTGTCCAATTGAAGAAGATTCTATTGGAAAATCATTAACAAAATGTTTACCTTCATCAGACAAGTGTCCTGAAGCTCATGCTGTAGATATTCTTAATAATACAGTTCGTGAATATTTCAATTATGGAAAAGTCATTTTTGAAGAAAAACGCGAAATGTGTTTAGATATCATAGTGGAAGCTAATTTGCAGCCTTATTATGTTACCGAGTTTCCAACTTGGGAAGATATGAAGGCTTCCTTTCTAGAGAATTAGTTCTCTAGTTCGGGCATTTGAGAGTATGTCCGTATAAACCAAAAACTCTTCGTCATATATAGTCTTACTGCATATTATATATATTTTACTCTTTACATAAATGAGAATGGATATATGACGTAACCTGCGTGGGCGATCCCCGAAATCTGTATTTACAGATGCACTTGCTGGTGTGCAAATGAGTGAACAGAAGTTCTATCTAATGGATTTATGGTAGAACCCTGTAATATATACAATCCACGAATTTTAATTTATTTATATCCTGTGTAGTACAACAGGAGAAACAAAAGTACTCGCTTTCGGTTCAGTCGGAAGATCATGTGGCAGACACTGAAGCAGTTGCTGAAACTAATGTTCAACAAATTATCGAATTTGATGATGCAGAAGCTTTACCAACTTTGGATATGAGCAATTTTCTTAATAAGACATTTGACACTGATTCTGATAGTGCAGCGGATTTATCCGGTTATCTATCTCGTCCTGTCAAAATTGCTTCAATTCCATGGGTTGAAGGTGTTTTGCTTGACACAGACATTAATCCTTGGAGTTTGTTCTTTAGCAATACTTTTATTAGAAAGAAATTAGACAATTTCTCTCGTATTCGATGTGATTTACATCTGAAATTTGTTATTAACTCTTCTCCATTTTATTATGGCTGTGTTCGGGCTGCTTGGCGCCCAATGCAATTCCCTATCCGAGTAGGTTCTACTCGGCCAGAGGATCGCATTCCGTTTAGCCAAGCTCCAGGTGTTTACCTGGAACCATCCAAGATGTCGTCTGTAGAAATGGTTTTACCATTTTTATGGACTGGCGCTTGGTTGGATATTGGACAAATTGATCAATTTACCGCTATGGGTAATTTAGATTTTGTCGAATATGCCGCATTGCAATCAGCTAATGCTGTTGTTGGCACAGGTATTACTATTTCGGTATATGCCTGGGCCGAGAACATTGTTATGTGTGGTCCCACAACTGGGCTCGCATTACAGTCTGATGAATATGCGGATGGTGGAAAAGGAACTATTTCTGGTCCAGCTACAACTGTTGCTAATTTGGCGAGTATGTTTAGCTCTATTCCAGTAATAGGACCTTTTGCCACTGCAACCACAATAGGCGCAAATGCTGTATCATCTATTGCAAAACTTTTTGGATATTCAAATCCACCAGTTATTGATGATGTGCATGGGTTTCATGGAAAAGCATTTCATGCTTTTGCTAATGTTGAAACTCGAATGCCTATTGATCGATTGTGTATAGATCCAAAGAATGAAGTTACTATCGACAATAGTGTTTGTAATGTTGATGGAGAGGATCCATTAACATTTGCGAATACTATTGGGCGTGAATCATTTATTGAATCCACTGCTTGGACATCAGTCTTAGCAGTTGATACACCGATTTATACCGGTTTGGTTGCACCCGGACATGTTGTAATTGATTCTTCATCTCCTCTTCAGGACCGAGAATATAGTACACCATTGTCCTATTTTGGGCGTATGTTCGACTACTGGCGTGGTTCATTGATTTATAAAATTAAATTTATTAAGACTCAGTACCACAAAGGTCGTGTAGTTATATCTTGGGACCCCAATGTTAGTGTTATTGGATCTTCTGATATTGAAACAGCAGTTTATTC